AATTTAATGTACTTTGGCTAATTAATTTTTCGTAACTGAATCTTCCAAATACTCCCAGTCGGATCAGCACCAATATCAATAATGCGAAAAAACCCCTTTTCAGTTTCCCACTCATCGTCAATTTGTGGCGTTTCAGTAACTTCATTTTGTAGCACAGTAGCCTTGCAATCCTCGGCTTGGTAATTATCTGGTTTAATAAGGTCTTTGACATACGAGCCAAACAACACTCCACGCCCCGTATAAATTACAGTTTCAGACTCAGGGTAGGTTTCCGTTTCAAAATCCATCTCACCTGAATTAATAACCTTTGTACAGGTAAATGGATATACTGCATCAGTCAGTTTTTTATCAAACGCCTTAGCCAACTTGGATTGAACCTTACTTCTAATCATCCCCGATACACTCCAAACGCAAAGCCTCTCGGTGTCAGATCAAGTGATGCAATATAGGCTTTAGCGATCTGTTCATACTTTGAAAGAGCAACACTACCATTAGCAAAGGTTTCATCAACCTTAACGCCATCAGCATCAACCATTTCACGTGTAGTCTGACGCTCTACACCTGAGTAGATATCACCAGCTAAAATGCCTTTGATAATCTCACATGCAGCATCTTTAAGAATTGGATCAACTGGGTCGGGAATAAAACCGATTTCATTCTTCATCCAAACATTTGATTGCTTAACTAAGGTCGCTTTATCACCATCTGGCGCAAAGTCGTTCCCCAATATTTCATCTGCATCATTGATAGTGATAAAGCTCATGGGATTATTCCTGTGATTGTTCTGCTGCCTTAGCATCTTCAGCGGCTTTGGCGGCCTTTTGCTCTGCAGCAGTAAGCTTTTTAGCAGTAGCCTTTTCTAGCTCTGCAATTTTGGCTTTAAGTTCAGTGTTTTCTGTCTGCAGCTTTTCTAAGTCTGCTTTAGTGATGCCCGTTGATGAGTCACTGACCACACTTGACTGTGCTGACAGCTTCTCACCTTCACATAGCTCATGTAGACCATGTTTGAAGTCAGATTCATTGATGATGCGATAACTGTTGCCATCTTTAATCTTGACGGTATTTAATGGATTCATTTTTTTATTTCCAAAAAATAAGGGCGATTGCTCGCCCTAATGATTAACCCAACAGTAAGCCAATGTGACGTGATGTCACTGCCTTAACACCCCAAGCCAAGCTGACTTCATAAACCACTTGTTTATATTGACGGTAAACCGCAATTTCAAAGGCCAAACCAGTGACTGGATCAACAATCTGTGTACGGTCATCAGCACTATCACCGCCATCTGGTAATGCAGGTGCACGTGTGGCCAAGGCGATTGCTGAACGAGAAAAGACTAAGTTTGGCACATAGGTATTGCCTAAACTCAATGCTGATTTATCAGGTACCGGAAGAATCAAACCAGAATTCAGTGCCAAAGTACTGCCAGACAAACCGCCTGATACATATTTAGTATCGTCACCTGCAAAAGTAACAATGTCACCGCCAAGGATTGAACCAGTGCCACCAGTAACTGCCACAGCACTTTTACCCGCATCAAATGCACCATCTACCGCATAACCTGCACCGCCACCTTTAAGATGTACACCAACTGCATGAGAATGGCGAATTGCAAAGTTCATGATGCGATCAGTCATACCGTTACGAAGCATATCGTCACGACCCGCTTCATTGACTTTAAATAGACCAGATTGTTTACCACGTAGGTTACCAATTGCGGCATGACCCAACACCATTTGCAGGTCATTACGTGGTGCACCATTACGCTCAAGAATACCAAGCGAACCTGCAAAGTCGGTCATATCTGCTGCGGTACCAAACGGTGTTTTGCCTGCGGTACCATAACCAATCGAAGCATGTTTATAAGCTTCCAACCAACAATCATGCTCAACTTCATTTACTAGTGTACGCATCGCCTGAGCAAAGCGGTCGGTCTGGATCTGGCCAAAGGTCCCTGCATTTTGTAATGAACGGGTTTCTTCGCCATTCCAACGGATCGGGACGTTACGAGACTTGGTAATTTTAGCAACCACATTACCCACCTCACCATCACCGGCATCTGGTGCAGTTACCCCAGGCTTTGTGTCTTGTGCTTCAGCAACAGTTGTCACTGGGATTTTGACATCATCACCCACTGCAGCACGTGCAATACCTGTGTCACGTGTTACTGCAGGGATAAAACCTGTAATCTCACGAGATACAATATCCATTGCCGCATAAAGTGTTGGCAATAAGCCATCTAAGTTATTAGCCATCTGCTAATTTCTCCAATTAATTTAAGATTTAAGAACTTGTAATTTCGCCACCATCTTTCATGAATGATGCTTTTTCTGATGGGCCCAATTGTTCAAAACTCTGGCGCGTCATTGCCTTACCACCGCCTTGACCACCATTGCCCCCTTGATAGCCACCACCTGAGCCTTGACTACCTTTGAGAATTGCATCCTTGTGTTGGTATCCTCCAACCAAGATTTCCAAGGCCTCATCAAAACCAGCATCGTCACCATGATTAGTACGTGAATAGATTTTCTGACCTTTGTTGTCATAAGCGACTGGCTTGCCATTTTCAACTTTGAAGTTGCCACCAAACATGGCTTGAACCATATCTGCAGGAACAGCTAACTTTTCAGCAGCAAACTTAGAGCGAGCAAAACCACCACCGATCAATTCGCCATGTAATTGCTGTTGATAGGTATCACGTTCTTGGGTGATTTGGCCCAATTGTGTTTCATAGGTCTGTTTGACGGATTCAATCGCTTCGGTACGTACGCGTTCTGCTTCACCAGCATCAATAAGCTTCTTATCATCAAAGTTCTTGATGGTTTTGAGTGCATTACGTGCTTCACTAGCATCTAGACCTTCAAATGCTTTAAGTCCTGCTTCCGCAGCCTCTTTAGCTTCACGATGAGTCTTTGCTTCCGCGTTCAGTGAACTAATCTTCTGCACGGCGTGAGCAGCATCAAAAGCGACTTCTTTACCGTCATCATGGATGTAGATAGGAAGACTATTGTCATCCACTTCTGCGTATGTCTTACCATCAACAACAACTGTTTTAATTTTCATAGGTTTCCACCATTTCTAATGAGCATCCGCTCGTTGCGCCCTATTCATCCGAAATTCAGGCAATAAAAAAGCACCCGAAGGTGCTGTGGTATGTGTTTAATCAGCCTGCTGTAATTTCTGCATGCGCCTGCCAGTCTTCAGCAAGTAAATCTGAGATAGAGGGAACCCAAGTATCAAATGTTCCTTTTACATTTTTCAAAGCAAGATGTGCATTTAATCCATCAGTTGGTTGACGCAATTCAACATGCATTCCTTTACCATTCCAGCCACTTCGACTAATCGTATTGCCAAGTTTTAGGTTTTCCAATGCCGTTCCGAAATTCATTTTCTTTACTCACAAAAAAAGAGCCTATTGGCTCCATGCTTAATTAATACTGCTTTAAACTTTGGTTTTTAAGTGTTCACCAGTACAAGTCTGAAATGCAATGAACCACATCTTCAACCAGCGATTTGCGGTATCACGCATTAGAATTGCATCAGCCCGCCCATTATCGAATTTAGGCTTAAGCTCATACTCCATAGAAAAGAGATTGAGCTTAAGAACTTTGTGATGATCTTTTAAATTGGTTTTTTCGAGTTTTTCTAAAATCTCACGCTCAAATAACCATACAGTGCGTTTTAGTCCTGTTTTCTTTGGTTCTTTTTTCACAACCCCAACTCCTTAAATGTATCTTCATCCATCTTTCTAAGCTCAGCAATGGTAAAAGTCTTGCCGCTTAATGGATCAATGAATTTGTCTAATGGATACTGACCCGACTTGTAGAGTTCATATCGAGTCTTACCCAGCCAATTACGCTGAAAGGTTTCATCCTGCGTAGCAAACCACTGCTTATACGTCGTATTGGCATCAACTTGGCCTATGTCCCAATCTTTGCCCTTTTCCTTATCAACAACGTAAGGACGCACACCATCAATATCACCATCTGCATTGCAAGCGACTTGAATGGTTCGACAGCGACGGTGATATGGCGGCCTTTCATGATTCTCATCAATCTTCTGCACACGACCATCACGCAAGGCGCATTCCTTAGAAGTACGGCTATCAAGTGTCGCTACATCTTTGGTGTATTTAGCCCCTAGATCCTTCCATATACTAAGATAGGTTTCATTGCTGATATGTGCCCGCGCCGTGCGCACTTCTGTATCAATCGAATTGCGAGACTGCTCTAACAAACCATCTTTATACTCGAGCTTTTTAGTACCTTTGATCCGCTGAATGATCTGCTGATTAGTTTGTCCCGACGATACGCCATCGCGAATGATGTATTCAGCCTTTTTACGCAATGATTCAGCTACATTAGGGAAAATCAGATCAATGAGCTGACCACCAGCAAAGGGTTGCTTACTCACTTTCTTAAGTAGCTTCTGGCCATCAATCTTAGGTACTTTCTCACTGGCCATTCGGTAGATATAGCCAGCCTCATGAACCGCTAGGAAACAGCAGAAACTGCAAATACATCAGGTAATGTCACGGCGATAGATTGTTGCCATTCTTTAAATAGGTCCCGAATCTCTCTCAGTGCAGGAGTTGTATAAGCAGCCGAGGCAAGCGCCTTTAACTCAGCATCACTTAGCTCATCCAGTAGATCACGTAACCTTGAAAGATACTGATTAGAAATACCATTAAAGCTTTGAATGATCTCCTTGATAGCTGAACTGGACAAGCGCTGTAAAAAGCTATTGTGCTGCGTTAAAGCATCTAAAACTGGATCACTCATCAAACCCACCTGCTTTCTCTTGATCTAACTTGATTCGCATCTCTTCAAACGATAGCTCGCTAAATGCACCTGTTTGCTCGTACTTATACCAAACCGACCAAGGTAAATGCTCAGAGATAGCAGCATCATATAAGCGCTTAGCTCGTTCTTCACTGAACTTAGGCTTATTGAAGTCTTGAGAGATTAAGTAATTCAACTCATTAGGACCAAGCTCATGATTAGGTAAGGCAAACTTGGCACACCAACGTAAAGCCATTGTGAGTGCTTCACTGATATTAGATACTGCAAGTGATACGACTGAATGCTGAATAGAATCTTCGTTGTCTGCTTGAGTAGCTGTCTTATTGGCAGATCCAACCTCAATCAAACGTGCACCGAGTTCTTTCATTGCAGTCATTTTTTCATTCATCAACTGCTTGGCCAGATTATTTTCTTCAGCCTGAACAATTTCAACTTTTGTCGGGAATCCCGAACGTGAACCAAAAGACACCTTATCTTTTTTGATAATTTCATATTGATGATCAGTCACATCTGGCAATGATAATATCGGCTGACCAATAATGAAGCCTGACTCTTCAACATCAGCAGAGTTTCGATAATGCGCTAGATTAAGATCAGCTAGATCAAGCAACGGTGCATTATTGATTTCATCTGTATTGTCTACAGCACCACAAAAAGTAAAAGGTATGTATTCCCAAGTTGCACCACTATAGTCAGTTGGGATGATCTTCTCTTGTGGCACCCAGTTCTTATCCTTGTCGAGAATATAAACTTGAACGGTATAAACAAAGCCTTGCTCTGATTGCTCTAGGCGTAGTACTCGATACTGGTCTTGTGTCTTACTGCTAAAACCATCAGGCTCACGCTCAGAAAGTGACTCACGGATTTTAACAAAGCTCAATTTGCGCTGATTGCCAACAACAATATGATCCCAATCCTCAACGACAGTCGCCTTTAGAATATGAATCATTGGATAAGCACCTTTGATCTTATCCTCAGCTCTATTTTTGCTTGCTGCTACAGTTGGGTAGTCCACATATACACCACAGCGGTATTGCTTCAGGATCGACCGCAGCATGCGCTGTGAGCATTGAAAGATAGAACGCCCTGCACCATCAGCATTGCGTTCTAAATATTCCAATTCATCAGGACGAGTAAAATCGGGTAGCTTATTAAACGCCGTGCCAACATAGCTACCTAGTGTACGACCAGTAACACCATAAAACACGGCGCGGCCTAGATAGTCCTTATATCGCTCAGCATCACCACTGCCAAACGTTTCTGGTACAGGCAAATAAGTTTTACCTGCATCTTTAATTGTTTTCTGCCCCTTACAAACATCATCTACTTTCTTCCAAAGAGCAATGTTCGCATCATAATCAGCGTGTTTCGTTGTAATTCCAGCCATACATTACCATCGTCTAAAAATAGGAATATCTTTAATTGAAGTGACTTGTTTAATAATTGGGAAGCGCTTGGCCAATGGATATCCGCCCGCATCACCCACATGGTCTAATCCAGCAGATTTATCAGGCATCCCAAACTTGTCATAAACTTGCTGTTCAAGCGTCTCGGTAAAACGTGGGCATTTGTTTGTATTAACCTTGAGTGTTCGCTCACCATTGCCATTTAAGATCAGAGCATTCACGGCGTTAATGCGATCTTTAATTGCAGGATTTGTACCATCAACCTCAACTCTTAAACCGTGAGCCCTTAAAATCGCATGATCCGACTCACTACTATTCTTTGATGATTTTGATTGGCCAGCAGCATCGGGTATCACCGTAATTTCATGATTTTGAAAACGCTCATTAATCAGTTTTGCCATTGTTGGTGTATCTCTAGCATCCACTAATTCATCAAGTGCTAGTGGCTTCCCCTCACGTATCACATAGACCACGGCGGCCATTTTCAGTACGTTAAAGTCCATACCAATGATCAAAGGCTCTCTAGGCTGAATCTCTTCATCCGTATGGTTGAGCTTTCTGTCAAAATCAGGATAAACAGCACCACTGGTCAAGTTAACAAACTGACCTTTTAGATAGGCTGAGATTAATTGTGGCGGATATGACTCAAATAACGATGAAATATAATCATCAGGTAGATTCTTTGCATTGTCATAAGTAGAGGCTTGGATCATGCCATAGAGCTTTCGTTTTGCTGGTGTTGAGTTTGCCTCTTTCACGAACTGCTCATAAGTAAACTTAAAGCCCTCAGGTGTTGTCGCAACGTCGATACCATTTAAAAGAC